GCGGTTGTTTAAGTCTGTCTTAACGTCAAGGATGCCGCCCAGCTCCATCATGTTTTGCTGGCGCTTGTTGATAATTGCTTGGATCAGTCCGCGCCCATGACCGTGAAATACAGCGTCTGGCAAATAGTCGTAGTAGGTCTGAAAATGCTCGGCCTGCAAAGCCATTGCCGTGTTGCAATAGAAAGTCTCGCCATCAAGGTCGATTCTGACTTCAATCAAGCTATCGCCGTCTTTTAGGCCATCACCATTGACACGCAGCATTTCGCCATCATTGCAGGAATCGTAGCCAAACAGTTCAAATTGTCGCCAGCCAAGAACATAAAACAACGACATGGCCCGCAGGCCGGAAGTTGTACCGCCGCCAATCAGCATAGAGTTTTTGGGGCGGTTTTGGCCTTTGGTAAGGTATGGATGCCACAGGGTCACATCGCAGCCTGCAAGGTTGTCAAACATTGCCGGATGGCATTGTGAGGCAATCATGTACTTCACGGCCTTATGAGGCTTGTAAAACGCGATCCGGTGTTCTTGTGGGTCGATTGCCAAAGCGTAATCAGGAATCACGCCGTTGTCGATTAGCCAATCGTGTGCGCCCTTGATGGCAACAACCGGCGCACCGGCTGTTTGCATCTTTTTGATGAGTTCTATTTGCCCTCTAACGCTTGGGGCGCTTGCTACCAGCAAGATCGAGCCGGTCTTTGCCGATTCAGCTTGCTTGACTTGTGCAAAGCCTCTAGCAATTGCCGCATCCATATGCGCGAATAACGTCTCGTCATCCGCGACACATTGACCGTTAACTTTAAGAGGTAAAAAACTCATCAAAAAGACACCCCGCTTCTTTGGCGGGGCATCAGTTTGCTTTAGACAGGGTTAGATGTCAGTAAGCCAGCATTGTTGACCATGCAATATGGTGCAGATGCCGAGGTTGCCGAGGTGTTAGCCACGATACCTTGGATGTAACCGGAAGACACGGTAGTGTCGTCCAATTTACCAGCGGTCGCCGTGGTGTACAAAGGCACTTTGGGGTTGCAAGCAATCAACAAGTTGACGCGCAACATACCGTTAATTCCGATCCAGCCGTAATAGCTGGAGGCAATTGCGGTTTGTGCAAAGCCAACCATGTTGTAACCCAACGCAGCAGCATTTGTGGTGGTCACGGGCACAGCTCGCATCACGGGAGTCAAACTCGCCGAATCAGAGAATGTGGACATGATCACCGCATCAAACTGAGCAATGTCGGATTCGGCGCGGGCAAAAATGTACACGCCGTTGTTGGAAGTGCCGACCCGAGTACCAGGGGTAACGGGGAACAGGGTAGTGGAACCGGCAGACGTAGACGCATAGGTTGCGGTTAGGTCAATACCAATTTTTCCATCGGTGACGTAATCAGCCATGATGATTCTCCTTATTCAGTCATAACGCCTTGGAACTGAAGTCCCGAGGCAGTCATATTGCCAGCCCATCCAATCAGGCGCACGATGGCATCCTGGTTGGTACTCATGCGCTCATCGCCGATTGGGACGAAGTTGCGGTTTGCGTGGGGTCGGAAAAAGATGTACTTGCTATTCAAGAAATAGCCAGTCGAGGTGGGGATATTGCCACCGATACCACCGTCCAACACCACATCAGCATTCATAAACTTCGATGCAACAAAGCCGAGTTCAGCCATCTTGCTCGAGCCAGGGAAACGCTGGATGTTTTGCAGGGAAGACATGAAGAATCCCCACAGGTTATTGTCCAACAGAATCAAGTCAACCACATCGCTACCGCGCGAGGTCTTGGCATACAGGCGGTTGAAACCGGTCTGAATGTTGGAAGACGATGCGGATACGCCGAGGTCGGTTGAAAAGTCAAACGTCTGATTGCGCCAAAAAGACCATGTGCTGCGATCAATACCGCCGACCACGCCAGTGCTTGGGGACGCAACCACCATAGCTTGCAGACCAGTGATCTGCTTGCCGTTATTGGCTGTGCCGTCCGAATAGATACCGGTCGAGATCAAGTTTTCAATCGATGCCTCAGCAACGTCCAAACGTGCGTCAAACAAATCGATGATTTGTTCTTCGCCGCTGTTTTGGAGCATTTCCAAGCCATTGATGGTGACCGCAACTGCGGCCTGCTTGATGGGGAACTGAGCCGCGCTGATAACGTCCGCAGGGCTGATGTCCAAGACTTCGGCGCCTGAATAGTACATCGCAGTACTGTTTGCTTGGAACGACAATTCTTGCAGAATGGTCGAACCGCCGGTGAACGGCTTGTACCGTCCTTTTTCACGCAGACGGGTCAGCAAAGCATTGTTTTTGGTCACGTTATCGGCGACTGTGCCGGAACGCGATTCAATGGTCGTTGCCAAAACGTCTGAGTAGTTTGCATTTGCAAATGCCATGACTAACTCCTATTTAACCGAAAGACCGTAGCGCATTGGCTATCACGGCCCGCCGGTCGGTTTGATTGATGACGGGGTTTGCGCTGCCACCAGGTGCGCCGCGCACACTTACCGCCGCTGTTCTCGCTCTTTGCACTTGGGCTGTCGCCTGCGCTTGTTGTTGCTGTTGAGCATACAAGGTTTGCGCTAATTGCGGATCGAGCCTAACTGCCGTGTCATATGCCAATTGCAATTTCTCGCGTTCGGACATTTGACTTGTGTCACCTAAAACCTGTGGCGCTTGGAGAAGCTGCAACATCCGGTCGGAGACTGCCTCAAAGTGCATATTTGCGGGGTCGCTCGCAAACTGCTGGATAACAGAGAGTGCCCTGTTTTCGTTCGATTTCTGCGCTTGGTACTGCTGCTGCGTTATGTGTTGCGTCAGTTGCTGTACTTGTTGCGCGAGATCATTGTAATGCGAATCCTGCTGAACCGGTGCAGTCCCGCCCAAATGGGCAGAAACTTGGTCAATTGGAATCTGAAACTGCTGGATCATGTGGGCCACGGCTTGGCTCTTTTGCGCCGGTGTACCCGTCCGCAGCAGGGCCGCAGTTTGCAAAAGGGGAGCAATTGCCTGCGCTGGCGTGGTGTTTTCGTTCCGCAGAATCCACTCATATGGGGCAAATTGCTCGGTGATGGCCCGTGCTTCGGCATCCCGTGATTTGTATTGGCTAATGCCTTTTTCGTAATCGGCATCGCGCTGGGCAAATGCTTGCTGAAGTTCTTGCGGGGCTTTTTCCCAATGGTCTTTCAGTTCTAGCCGCAAGGATTTGGGCATATCCACCCGAGGTTTTTCGGGCGTATTGGGTGCTTGGGATTCACTAGTTGGGAATTTGGGCGCAAATTTGCCTTTTTCACGGGGTTGGCTTGGTTTGCCTTGGTTTGCAGGATCAGATGATGTTTTTGCCAATGCCTCGCGGATCGTATCAGCACGGCTTGGCGGCTCAACTGGCGCAGCCGCAGGCGCTTCGGGTGTTGAAACTAATTCGGTCGTGTCGGGTGCGACAACTTCGTTTTCCATCATTTCATCCTTTTCATTTGGTCAAGGGTCATTTTGATCATTTCCTTGCGTTCGGGCGGCGGTCGGTTGTGCAGCCGATTTGCCATCTCTACGTTCAAGTTGCTGCGCTGCACCGGCGCAATGGGTGCGCCTGGGCGGTCAAATTCTTGCACTCGTGCCACTTGTCCGCGCAAACGGGCGGTATGTGCCTCTTTTTTCTTTTGCCATTGCGCTTGGGCGTATTTCACATCTGAATGGCCCATCTCAATGGAATCGGTGGCCTTCAAGTGTTCGCGCCATTGGGCACGGCCCATAATCATCTGTCCATCAGGCGACCGAAAAGGCTCAATGTCGCCAAAAACCATCATGCGGTCGGCAAATGAGCCTTTGCTTTTCTCATACGGCTCAGAGCCGTCAGATGGGAATACCCATGTTTCTTTCATAGCATTTCCAAAAGTTGTGCGATTTCTTCGTCATCACGCCGCAATCTTATCTTAAATTCAAGCTGCCTTACTTTTTCCATCATAACGGCGTAATCAATCGGGTCGCGGGCGGCAACTTCAATGGCTTGAATTGGTGCGCTTGTGATTTCCTCGCGCTCGGCTGGCGGCAGACCGAATAAGGCTTCTCGCAGTTTTAGCTTGCGTTGTTCTTCAGCCCGTCGATCTGCGTCCCAATTTTCGCCCCGCTTTTTTTCATCAAAGCCAAAATGCCCACCTAATGGAATTTCTACCGGTGGTGGCGGTGTAGTTCCATAAACCGTGTTAAACGGCAGGGCAGCAAAGGCTGAAAAGCCAAACATATGCTTACTCTATGAGAGTCCAAATCAATGTTGCCTCATCCCAATCATACATTTTGCCGTCTGTGGGCATAGGTGTTGGCGGTTGCCATAGGCAGGAATCTTCATTTAGCGTCCAGCTTGGGTATGGTTGCGGCGGGATGAACGCATCGCGTTGGGCATCATAAGTGTAGCCAATGCCAGCGTAGTTTTTGCGGAATGGTGTACCGCCTAACCGATGCTGCCCGCCTTGAGTGTTGTAGCTTGTGCGCTTCCACACTTTGCCAGTTTCGTTTTGGTAAATGGCTTCGCCATCGTAAGGGTAGTCAACCCCTACGATTACCCGCAAGACCAAATTGTTTTCATCAAGTTCAGCAAAATGTGCCATGATTAAAAAACTATATTTCCTGTGCCAGCGGTAAATTTATAGATTTTGTATCCAGCGCGAGAGGCTATATCCGATACAGCATTTCCCGCAGAACCGTTACAAGTCAACCCCACGCCTACTGAAGTTAAATCTGGGTATGTGTTTAGGTAAGCAAGAATTACAACACCAGAACCACCAGCGCCAGTTGTGCCTCCACTTGTTGCGCCTCCACCGCCGCCGCCTGTATTAGCTGTGCCACTAGTTCCTGGAACACTAGTAGATTGAGTTCCAGCACCGCCACCCCCAGAACCTCCAGCACCAGCATTCCCTGATGACCCAAAACAAGCGCCACCACCGCCGCCAGCGTAAGTTGTTGCAGTACCCGTAATGCTTGAACTTGACCCCGCGCCGCCAGCACCTGATTGACTTACTGAAACGCCAGTTTGACCTACTGCGCTTGCACCACCGCCACCGCCTGATGGGTATGGTGTACCGTTGTTTGCTCCGTTAGAACCGCCTGCATTACCTTGCCCAGAAGTTCCATTTCCTCCAGGCTGCACAGTTCCACCAAATGCACTTGCGCCGCCGCCAGAACCACCCGCGCCATCAGTTGCACCAGCCGAACCCAATGGACTGCCACCACCTTTAACTGATGTAATGGTGCTAAAAACAGAATCGTTTCCTGCTCTTACAACATCTATTGACCCACTAGCACCACCCGCTCCGACAGTTACTGTGATATTGGTTGCAGCAGTTACAGAAAATCCTGTAGCTGTTCGATAACCGCCAGCACCGCCACCTCCCCGCGAACCACCACCACCGCCAGCAACAACCAAATAATCAACGGTAGGTGTTGGGCCATATCCAGGCCAAGTTGCAGCCTGTCTAGCTTGCATAACTTCTGTTTGCGTCCATTTGCCAACCGCAGTAGAGCTGCTAGTAGGTGCAGCCGTTGCAGACCGAATGGAACCCTTAAACCGATTCATTAGGTAATAGCCTCATATGCGCCCACCATTTCAATGGCGTTTGTTGTACCTGATGTCACCACAATGGATTGCGCTTCGCCCACATAAATTCCAGTACTTTTATCCACAACAATTAAAGATGAATTACCTGGAACGCTGGTTTGGTAAGTCAAACGATATGCCGTACCACCACCAGCCGTTGCACTGTTAATAGACACGGTAATGGTTGCAGCCGTAGCAGTCACATTGGTTGCCATGATTGAACCAATCTTGTTGACCGTCCCCGCTGCTGGCGTTAACGCCGTCCAAGTCGTAGCAGCCGTAGTGCTTGGCACTAAATACGATGTATTTCCATAAATAGAAGTGACGTTGACGATGTTTGGATTTGCCATTTGTTGTCCTTAAAAGCCAAAAATCATCGCCATTGCAATGCTTTTGCCTGTACTAATGCCGCTGCCACTATTAGCCGCCCATGATGCCGTAGTGCCGTTGCTGGTTAGCACATAGCCATTGGCTCCAATTGCCAGCCTAGTGGCGGTATTTGTGCCATTGCCAAGGATAAGGTCGCCAGCCGTTGTTATGGGCGACAAAGCATTGAACGCTGCGCTAGCAGTAGTCTGGCCCGTGCCGCCATTTGCAATGGGCAAGGCCGTACCCGAATAAGTGATTGCTAACGTCCCGCTAGAAGTGATTGGGTTGCCGCTGATGGACAAGAACGATGGGACAGATGCATCTACCGATGTGACCGTGCCAGCGGTTACCCAAGTTGGTGCGCTTGTCGCATTGCTTTGTAAAACTTGTCCAGCAGTTCCAACTTGCCCATTGAATGCAATAGACCCATTAGTATTTATGGTCATAGCGTCTGTCGTGCTGACAGCGCCATTGATGATAAAACTGATCTTTTGATTGTCCCAACTACCCATTACCAATGGGCCACCAAAAGATTCCACAAAACTTGCTAACGGCGCAGAAAACCCATTGTTTGGATAACCAGCAGCAGAATAACTGTAGTTTGCGTTATTTATGCCTAATTCGCCATATGCTGTATGCCCACCGTCATTGACAGCATACGATGCATAACTTGTATTGGCTGTGCTTGTGTTTTGTAAGCTGGTGTACAAATAAAGCGGCTCGCTTGCGGTAAACCCTGCAATCACGCCTGAATCGGTGTGTGATGTTGCATTTCCTACATTTAGCGAACCTACATTAGTTACGCCTGATGTGTAAGGTATCAATACACGATTATTTGCGTCTTGATTTACCGATTTTCCAGCGGGGTAAGACACAAACACATCTTTTGCGCCTGCCAAAAATGCCACTTTGCTGCCAGTGCTAGACGATAGAACCGTGTCACGGGACAGCGTTCCTGCTGAGTATGTCCCAATGCCTACTTCCCACTGCGAATCCAGTGCAATCGTGTAATAGGTGGTGTTTCCTTCGCCTACCGCGCTGAATGACTGAAAGCCGGTAACCGATCCGTCTAGCGTGAATGTGCCCGATCCCGTTGTGGTGGATGTTTGTCTAATCCGATCCCCAAGGATTAGGCTCATTGCACGGCCTCCACGCCAATCACCATTCCATCAGGGCCACGAATGACCCGCTTGGGTGCGCTCAGTTTTTGCATGGCAGCGCCAATGTTTTGCATGGATTCCCCGTGAAGATTTGCCATGTTGTCATGCAAAGCGGTGATCTTGTCCATTGCCTGGACGATTGTGCCGCCCAGTTCATTGGTTATTTGTGCAGCCGCTGCCTCAACCACCGGTAGGTCGATTCCAGGGTTGCTACCAATGCGAGCCACCATGATTTTGGTTGCTGCGTCCAACTCGGCTTTCCATCGTTCATATTCTTCCTTGCCAGCCATTTCACGGGCTTTGATTTGCAATTCGTTATTTTGCTTGGCAGTCTCAAAATCAGCTTTCATTTGCTGAAGTTGCATATCTGCTTGCAATTGCGCTTGGTGTTTCTGCATATCAAGTTGCGCCTGCGCTTGTGCCAATTGCGCTTCGGCCTGCATCTTCATTTGCTCCGCTTGACCTTGCGCTTGCATCTTCATTTGCTCGGTTTGGGTCTGCGCTTGAATCTTTAATTGCTCCGGATCAGGCCCAGGCGGTTGCTGCTGCGCCATTGCCGCTTTTTGTTCCAAGGCTTTCATGGCTCGCTCAACTGCGCTTTCAAGACCGCGACCAGCGCGGAACCGGCGCACCAAAAACAGCAGCATCTCGGATGCCATTGGCAAGGTTTCGGGCGCTTGGGAAATCATGGGAATTGCCTCACGCAAAAACAACCCAATGGCTTGGATGGCCTCTTGTGCGCCTTGTTTCTCTGCCTGTTCGTCGATCTGCGCCAAGCTGTCGGCCTCGACCGCAATGTGGAAATCGCGGATTGTGCTGTTGGACAGCATTTGGATAGCGGCTTGCAGCAATTGCGGGTTTTGCCCATCGGGTGTGTCCATCACGCCGGACATCTGCACAATCAGTTCGGGCGGGTAAAACTTGCAAATTACTTGCGCTTTTAGTTTAAAGATGTCGGATGCAAACCGCGCCACATCGCCTTGGCTGCTACGCATCCGCAAGCTACCAAAGTTCGCCTTTAGCTGCTGTGCGCCAAGGGTTTCCTGCGCTTTAGACGCACCGCGCAGGATGTCCGAGATGCCCATGATCTCGTAAATGGCCTGCTTTACAGCTTCCCGTGCGGCGTACAGTTCCCGCAAGGTGACAATGATGGTCGAAGTGTCCATCATGTCGATAGCGCCCTTTAAGCCGCCCTTTTCCGACATTGCCGCCCATGAGGTCACGGGGAACAGCTTGTTGTCCACGCCTTCGGTGAACAACCGGCCCAATTCCTTGAATTCGGCATTGAACACGCCAACCGCTTTGCAGGCTTTGGTCAGCAAGAAAATGCGCTGAGTCAGGTTGTCCAGTTCTTGCGCTTGGTCTTCGTACTCGCAATAATCCGGCACAGGAATCATCGTCCCTGTGGTGGTGGTCGCCATCAGCGGGCGCGGGCAAGGAAAGAATTCTTCCAATTCCAGCGGGTCATCGCGCTCATCTAGCGCCTGTGGATAACCTTTGGCAATCCAGCAAACCTTGCCGGTGCGCTTGTTCCAAATCTCAAACACCTTGGCTTTTTTGTCGTAGGTGTTCTTGGCGGTCATTGGATTCTTGGCATCCATGTCCGTGTTGCTGCTGTCCAAGCCCACGTTCTTAAAGACATCGCCAAAACGCTCAATGCCTTCGTCTTTGGTCATGTAGACGGCGCGGGAAACCCACCACACTTCGTCCCATGTACGGGCAGGGCTGTGCAGGAAATCTGTCCAGTAGACGTAATCAATGGGGCTGTGCGCCGCATCAATGCGCTCGGTTGGCTCCTCCACCGTGTCGTAAATCTGCGCCTCGCCTGGCTCCTCCATTTGACCGGCGGCCTCGCTTACTTCGGGCTGTTCGTTGACAATCACCGGCTCGTAACGAATCCATGCCGTACCACGCCCAGGCAGCAATCTGTCTTCCACTGCACCGCGCATGGCTTGGTCAAAATCGCCAAATTGGGTGGTTTCGTACTCCATGACCCGTTCCAGCATTGTGGATGCCAGCCGACCAACGGGGTCTTGATCCATGTATCTACGGGAGACTTCGGGTTTGGCTTGCCTGCCGTACAGCGCAGGGAACAGCACTTGGATGTTTGACCAAAGGATGTTGTAGCGCACACGGGGCATTTCTACCGCATCGCGCTCATCCCGATAGCGTTTGATGATTTTATGACCGCGTTTTTCCCACTTGTCAAAGACCTTTTGCGCGGCCTCTATTTGGTCGTGCCAATACGGGCCAGGGTCATCGCCCTCGTATGCACCGGTTTCTTGATAAGCCATTAGCTACCCGCAGCAAAGAAGAATGTTACGTCCAATCCAGTTCCAGCAATCGTAGCGTAAAGGCTCACGCCTACATTGGCGGGAAATCGGTGAAACCCAATGGCGGGTGTAATCGTGCCCGACATTACTTCGCCGCCAGCGCCGCCATTGCGTAGCACCAAAGTGCCGATGGTTGTGTTGTTAACGTAAAAGCCAATCAATTGGCAAGGGCCGGTGCTGACTGCGCCGGTTGCTGTGATGTTCTTGTATCCACCTACTTCTGCTACTGGCTGGCTCATATTCGTTCTCCACGATGTTGTTGCGTGTCATATTCCCACAATTCATCCAATGTGACTGTTTGGATGGTCTTGCCTTTGGGCGGCGTTTGATCTTTAGCCTCTTGCCTGTAGGCGACTGCTAACATTCTAAAGGCATCAGCAGGGTGTGAACACCAGTCATGGCGGGGATTTTGTCTAAATGCCTTTTTGTCTTCGTCGTATTCCCGCTGGTATTGGCGCAGCGCCTCTAGCCCCTCCTCACAGCTTGGGTCGAAATAGCACCGTGGCAGCACCATCCTGACCGCTTGGATGCCGTCTTGGATGCCAATCTCAGGCACGATTGCCAGCTTGCTCATGCCGCCAAGGTGCGCCGCAAGCTGTTCCACAATGGATTTGCCGCCCGATGCCAGCGTCTTTGCCCGTGCGTCATGCGGAAGATAGTGCTTGGTGTACCGGTAGCCCTTGTCAATGACCACTTGGGCAATGTCCTCAATGCTTGCACCGCTGACGGCGTAATAGTCCATCACCCTGATTTCGCCGCGGACTACTTGATAGAACCACACCGCGGTGTCATCGCGGTAACCTAAATCCCAAGCGCTGTATACCGGCGCATCGACATCGAATGGCAATTCCCTGATCCGGCCTTCGTCTTGCGCTTGGCGCATCTCTTGCCCATAGAACGCGCCAAGGATTGCCGCATCAAAGCTGCATTCATATTCTTGGTCAAACTGGTCTTGGCTTAGTTGCGCCCGTGCTGCCGACAGTTCGGAATCAGGCAGAATTTTGCTTACAGATGCCGGTAAGCGCAAAAGAAACCAATCCGGTGTGCTTTGGCTGACCTTGTAGATGTCGTGAAATTGGTTTTTACCCTTAGGTGTGCCGCCAAAGACCGCCCAACCCAACCGGTCGGACAGCGTAGGCCGGATCACATTGCCCCACACGCTAGGCTTAAAGTCGCCGTATTCGTCAAGGTATACGCCATTAAAGCCCAGGCCACGCATAGCGTCAGCGTTGTCTGAGCCAAACAACATGATTTTTGCGCCGTTAATCAGTTCCACCATTAAATCGGCTTCGTTTGTGTTTTTGGTGATTGGCGCAGCGTAATGCTTAAGGTAGTCCCATGCCACACGCTTGGCCTGGCTGCGGAACGGGGCAATGTAAGCATATTGGGCGCTGCGGTTTCCCTCTGTAATTGCTTGCTTAATCACATCGTTGATTGCCGCCACGGTCTTACCGGCCCTTCGGTGGGCGACCAAACATGACCAACGGGTCGTGCGGTTGTGGAACGGCATAAATGCGTCCCGCGGGCTATACGGCAGGATTATTTCCCTGCTGCCCATTTGATCACCAAGTCATTGCCGTCAGCGCCGGTGATTTCTTGCTTGACCGTCTCAGCCCAGCGCATTTGCGTCTTTGTCCACCATATCAGCGCCGTTGTGTCCCCGCTGGTGGCCTTGCTGAACAACGTCTTGGCAATTTGCCCGTTAGCTTTGGCCTTGCCCAAGTCCAATTCGGTGCGGTAATACTTTCGCAAGGTCTTATCGTCTATGCCCACCAAAATGGCAATTTGTTCGTGCGGCAGGCCCAATCCGCTGGTGCTTTCGACCATCCTGCGGCTTTCATCGGTTGGCTTATGAGCCTCTTGAGCAATGATTGGCATTTTTTAGAGGGGAACTCGGTTAAGCTGGCTGAACATTCTCGGACAATAACACAGCCGTCTTGCCTGTGAAGTCTTCCCAACGCTTTACGATCACATCGCAATATTTAGGGTCTAACTCCATTACACGGGCATATCTACTATGCTTTTCGCAAGCAATTAGCGTACTTCCCGAGCCACCAAACAAGTCAAGCACAATATCTTGCCCTTTGCTGCTGTTATTTATAGCTTCCTCAGGCAATGCAACGGGTTTTTGAGTCGGATGCACATATTTTGCTTGAGCGTCCCTACCAATTTTCCAAATCGTTGTTTTAGCCCTGTCGCCGCAATAGAAATGCTTGCCTGTGCCTGGCTTCCATCCATAAAGGATTGGCTCATGTTGCGCCCTGTAATCTTGCCAGCCCATGCCAGCCGATTGTTTCATCCAAATCAAAGTGCTAGATTTTTTGAATTGTTCGGCAAATGTTTTTTCAAATGCTAGTTTGGGCGCAGATTGGCTATCAGGATGACATACATAAATGCAAGCTAAAGATTTCATTTTTGCAAAATAACACCCAAAAAATGCACGACAAAAATCTTCAAATTGGTCATCTGTCATGTCATCATTTTTGATTGTGCCTAAATTGTTTTCACCTCGCCCACTATATGCAACATTGTATGGAGGGTCGGTGAAAACCAAATCTGCCAATTCATTAGGCATTAGCTTGTCCACAGCGTCTATGCTGGTGCTGTCCCCACACATTAGCCGGTGGTTGCCCAATTGGTAAATATCGCCCAGCTTGGTCTTAGGCTCTTCCGGCACATCAGGCACGGCATCTTCATCGGTTAAGCCATGCACTACTTCCGACTCAAGCAATGCGTTTAATTCTTTTGGGTCAAACCCCAGCAGTTCCAGCGCAAAGCCGTCTGCCAACAAATCGTTTAACTCAATGGTCAGCATCTCATTGTCCCAGCCTGCATTTAGCGCCAAGCGGTTGTCGGCAATGATGTAAGCCCGCTTTTGCGTCTCGGTTAAGTCTGCCAGTTCAATAGTTGGCACTTCCTTATAACCTAGCTTACGCGCCGCCATGAGCCGCCCGTGGCCCGCAATGATGCCGTTATCCCCGTCCACCAAAATAGGGTTTGTCCAACCAAATTCCTTGATGCTTGCCGCGATCTGCGCTACTTGTGCGTCCGAATGGGTGCGGCTGTTTTTTACATAAGGAATAAGGCTGTCAACCTTTTTTTGTGTAATTTTCATTTCTTCTTCGGCGGCGCTTTTTTGGCTTGGTCAGCCTTGTTGAATTCCTTGGCTACCTTTACCGGAATGCCTGCCATTTTTGCAAATTTAGGGTTGTGGGCGGCGGCTGCCATGAATTTGGCTTGTTTGCTGCTAGTGCTCGGCATATGCGTCCTTCATGTGAATCAAGCCGTTAAGCATCCGGCTCTGTGTGTTGAACCAAGGTTTACTGTAGTCGCAATTAGCGTAATGGTCAAATTCCGGTATGCCTAGCGTGTAATGGGCAATCTTTGTTCGCAAATGATCGTGTTCGCCTACTAGCACGTTCCATTCCCTTGGCAATTCGCCAATGAGTGAATCAGGCAACCACTGAAATCGGTGCAGTTCTTCGCCTGTGGATTCCTCAATGAATTCCGGTGTCAGCACCCTGTTGCGGATATGTTCGCAGTTCCACAGTACCACGCTTGACCAGTTTTTCCTCGGGTAGTCGCCATTTCGGGCTTCCATCGGTGTGCCAATGTACTTCTTTGGGTGCTTAGTCTGATAGTCATGCTTGACCACCTGGACGGCATAGCGTGGGTCGAACAGGCTTTCTAGGTCTTCAATGTCTGCCAGCATAAGCATATCTGAGCCATCCAAAAAGATAGCCTTACCTTGGTATCCGCATAGAAATGGGACTAAAAACCGCTGATAGGTGAATGCGTTTGTGCCGTCCCGTTGCTTGCCGGATAGTGGCGTAATGCTGACCAGCCCCTTGGTGCGCTCTATGACCGATTGGCAGAATACATGGTAGCCCACGGCTTCCCGAGGGTCGTATCCTGCAAATATGCGGATCATTTGAGGGTTAGCTTGTAAATCGTAGAGTCCACCAGCGCGGCGATTTCGTCCACGATGTTTTGCAGTTGGGATTCTTCCGGCAATGCCACCCGATTCTTTTCAATGTAAGTTTTTAGGCTTGCCATGTACTTTTGCGGGTCTTTGGCGTTGTGAAAGTTTTCGGGGTATTCCTTAATTTTTTCGTAGCATCCAGCGTAAGCCTCGGCAAAATCATCGGTCAATTCAATGATTTCGGGGTAATACTTGCCCAATGCTTTGTGCGTTGCATAGGAATCGGTCGCCAAATGCATGAAATGGGTGACCGTGCCGCTGTGCAGCATGGTCGAAATAAAGTCCGCGACATTGTTTTTCATAGCAATCCTTTAAGGTTGTTGGTGGCTGGTACTGATCTCCAGCTTGTTGATCGGTGCTCTTTATCGTTACAGCGATTTAGAGGAATGGCCTGTAAGCCGTTTTGTCGAACCTTGCACAACTTCTATGACGTATTAACCGCATCAGTTACTTGCGGTATCACCAACACGGCTGGAGACTAACTTAATCCCCATGCGTGTTGACACCTTAATTGTAAGGCAATGGTACGTCTTTAGGCCATTGTCCGGTGCTTGTCAATGCGTCCACCGTTCTTTGGTGCGCCTTGTTCCACATCTGTTGGCGCTCATTCTTGTCCAAATTTGCGCCTTGGTCAATTTCGAAATGGCAATGTAAGCACAGCGCAGCCACCAAATTATCGTCTGCTTTGATGCCCCGACCCTTGCCGCCGCCCCAATTTGTGTGTGCGGCCTGCACCATTTGGGCCGATCCGCAACATTGGCAATCAAGGCTTGCCACTAATTTCAGCAGCTTTTTGCTTCTGACGTATTCGTGTTTTTTCAGCAATTACAGTCTCCAAGGTTGTGAATCGGTGCATATTTGCACATTCAATCCGGCGGCGGCGGGCGTTGCCAGCTTCTAATCGCGTCTCTTTCACGATTGTCCACGTCCCGCAAACGGGGCATTTAATCATCGACAAATGCGCGAAATTTCACGCCTTGTTGTGTGCCAAAGGCTGTGGATAACTCTATTAGTTCGGTCATTTCCGGCACGGTCATTTTGCTGGTACGCGCACCAATCACGACAAAGCCGCCTTCAATGCCAGGCACTACCTTTTGTTTTTTAAGCGCGGCGGTCAAAACATCTTTCCATTCATCTTTTGTCAGCTTAACACCGTACCACACCACTTGCTGGGCAATGTCTTCCAAATTTGCCCACATCATGCGGTTTTGTTCAAGGCTCCGCATTTGCAACCCCAATCATCTGCAAAGCCGCCTGTGGGCTGTCAACCCTACATAACGTACCACCGGCCCAATTTTGAAAAAAGTCGGCTTGCAGCCCCGTTAAACGCTTTTTAGAGGTGGTTTTGATCTCCATCAAGTAAGTGTGCTGCTGATAGCCGACCAAAAGGTCAACCGGCAAACCTATGATCCACACATAGCAGCCAGCATCTCGCAGCGCGGCAACAATGGCCTGTTGGTTTGCGTCAACCCTGGCTGCGTGTCTCATGCGTTGCCCCATTGGTCAGCCATAGCAGCCGCAATGCCGTTGTAGGTTGTGCTTCGTAGTTTCCAGCGGTCAGGGCTGGGCGGCAACTTGTGAACCCGCGCCTCTCTGCCGTCCACAATGTTTGTCGGCATTAACTTTGACAAATTTTTTAGCCATAAACACGTTGCTTTGGTTTCTCCATGTCCAAATTGCCACGGTTGAATGATTTGATCAGGTTTGCGGATGCGTGAAGAAATGACGCTAATTGGGTTTTCCAAGGCAATGCGTGAAATTGGTGCGTCCATCAACAATTGCACGAATGCCAAGGCTTCGGCTTGTTCTACCGTTTTTTTGTAAAACCATTTTGCACCGGATACAGCCAAATGGGTACATGGCGGGTGGGCAATCATCAAATCCCATCCATCACCAATGATATCCAACACGTTGCCTTGATAGTGCGGTCCAGGCGCATCGGTAGGCAACAAGTCACATGACATTGCATCATGCCCTTTGGCAATAAATGCGTTTCGCACCGTTCCGCTGTATTCGCAAGCTACCAGCACTTTCATTTTTTCATCTGCTCCAAAACATGGGCGCAAATAGCTTTGGGGTCATACACGGCGACCACGCAATTCTTTCAGCCGTTTCCGAATGTAATCAGGCATCGGCACGGCTTTTTTGTCATTCTCAAAAATCTTTTGCAGCGCAGAATCAACCTGATTTTTATCAGGCATCTCGGGCACTTCAGCCCCGTCCCAGCGTTGTTGGTTAAGGTAGACCAAGGGCGCGGGAATGAATGCGCCGTTTGCTTTTAGCCATTGTTCGGTGGTTTTCATCCATTCAATGTGCTTGATAATTTGATCGGCCTGAGTCTCACAATAAAACTTGACCCATTTTTTTTGACATTCAGACTTTGCGCCCTTTCGGGGAGTCTTAGGGTAAGCAATCCAAAACCTATCAAATCCTGATTCAAACATCATCTTCTCCATTTGCTTTTTGGTGAATGTTGGAGCAAAGCACAGCCTTACCGTGGTCATAACCAAAGTTCGCTCTGTGCCGTGACTTGCTTTCCGGAGCCATGTCATCGCATCGCACTAACCCAGACTGTTTCAACCACCGCGCTCTAGGTATTAGCCCACGCTCCCTGCCTTGGCTTGCTCGTGCAGCAGGGTATCTCAAACGCAACCACCGACGTACCGCATTGCGTTGTCCAAAAGCAAAAACCCTACAAATCTCTCTGCGGTCTTGGCTCTTGGCGAGAGCAACAACAAGCGATTGAGGTGAATCAAAAGTTCGTTTGTCGTCTGACAAGACCGCACAGATATCTGTAGGGTTCAACGATCCACCTCTTTCGCCTAGATGCCACTCTAGACGGGTTGTATTGTACATAAATTTAAGGCTTAAACCATTCGGGTCGTAAATCTTTTGCTTGCCACAACCGCGCCCTGGGAACTTTCTTCCATTGGCTGATAGCTGCCAGGCTGATGCCTAGCAACTCAGCCAGCGCCTTGCGTGAGCCTGCTTTGTCAATAAGTTCCTGTTTGGTCATCCTGCGATTGTAAGCTAACTTACGAACACCAAACATAGGGTTTGCCCTAACGCATTTCGCAATGTAAGTTGGCTTAATGTGTGTAAGCTGGCTTATAATTTATTCATGCCGCAACATTTCGTAGCGGTCTTTTTAGGAAAGTCAAATGGAACAACTTAGCAAACAAGATGTAAGCAAATTAATTGATGCGTACATCAAAGTTTTACAACCTTTAAGTAAAGACAAATTGGCAATTGCGTTAACAAAATTGGCGCAAATGTACAGCGTTTCTTTTGATGTTTTGCGTGATGAATGCGCTCGCCGCCGCGCTTTTTAAAGATAGCCAAATGACACACGAAACTTGGGACAGCATCATCACAGCGGCAGCCATTGCCATCATCAGCTACACCATCGGTTACTTTGTTGGAGGTGGCGTATGACTGTTTACGACACCACCCGCGAAATTGAATGGGATCAAATGGGCAACGGTGAATTTGCCAAGTTGCTAGTTGCATACGAATGGGACACCGAGGCCGACACCCTTACTGTGTATTCGGTCATTTATGAGGGTCTTGAATGGATTGATTATCTCAACACTGCCACCCGCCAGTACATCCGGCAATACATCAACGAAAGGCTTGAAAAATGAACGCCGCACAAATTATCAAAGATTGTGAAGACCGCGCCAATGCTTACAGCACCAACACCGCTGACCGGCTGGCTTACGAAGTCGGCTGCTTGCGGGCGCAAGTGCGGCATCTTTCCCATCAATTGGAATACGCTGTGGAAGAAATCGGCAACATTGAAAAAATGCTGATGGGAGAACGCGCATGAAATATTTGCTATGCCTAGCGTTGGTAGGTTGCGCCAGCGAACCAGCAATGACCGAACAGCAATTGGTTATGGATAAGCAAATACAGTCAATGGGCCGGTCTGAGGTCATTGACGCAATCAAACAATGTGAAAAGTCTGGTTTGCGGGCAATCACAATGTTTGGCAAACGAAAAATCAATGGCTACACCGCTGAAACCATTGTTGATATAACTTGCGGCCCAAGATATTACTGATGCAAAAAATTAGGAGCATAAAAATGGATGACCATGTAAAACCTGACCGTGAATTAGAAGAATACGAATGCCCCGAATGCGGGCGAGATTGTGGGCAAAAAGTAAAGGGCGAAGCTGGCATTTGCTGGCACTATTATTGTGAATATTGTGGAATTGATTTTGGGGGTGACCTATGAAAGTTTACAAAGCAATCAACAACGTCCAGGCTGATTTGTCTGTGCTTGGCATTACGAAAGACCGCCGCAATATGCAAGGCAGCGGTTACAACTTTCGGGGCATTGATGATGTCTACAACACCATTGCACCGCTATTAGCCAAACACGGTTTATGCATTCTTCCACGGGTTTTGTCGCGGGAATGTGTGGAGCGCGTATCGCAAAAAGGCGGGGCATTGTTTTATGTCACGGTGGATGCTGAATTTGATTTTGTGTCTGCTGAAGATGGCACAAAACACACCGTCAAAACCTTTGGCGAAGCAATGGACAGCGGCGATAAGGCCACCAACAAAGCCATGTCTGCTGCCTACAAATACGCTTGTTTTCAAGCATTTAGCATTCCGACCGAATCCGACAATGATGCGGATGCACACACGCACACGCCAGCGCCAAAGGTGTCAGCGACTAAGACTGACCTTGTGCCGCCCACCCGCATGGCAGTTGTTGCAGACGTTGCAGCAGCCATTGATGAGCGCATGAGCGCCAATGACCTAATCGGTGCGTTTGAAGAATATTCGGGCATCACCGATGTGGAAGAAAAAACCGCTTTGTGGGGAATGCTTGACAGCAAAACTCGCAGCAACATTAAGAAACACGCCGAATCACTTAAAGGGTAATCATGTCAAAAATCAAAATGGAAATCACTTGTATCGTTGGAAGCTACACCAATTCCGATGGTCAACAAAAAAACCGCTACCAACGAATTGGGTCAATCATCCAAACACAAAAAGGCGAAATGCTCAAACTGGATGTGATTCCGCTAAAAGAAAGTGGTTGGGACGGTTGGGCATTTATCAATGAGCCGCGCCCACGCGAGGACAAGTATCAAGGTTTGCCAAAGGAGAATGATGATGACATTCCGTTCTAGAAACACCGATCCAATTACAAGCCACATGGCGGCAGATCAGGCTTATAGTTTGGCAAAAGATCACGCCATCATCATTGTTGATTGCTTGCAAAAGTACGGGGCGCTTGGCAAAGACGGCATCATGCTGCTGTCTAAGCTGGACAAGAATCAAATTAGCCGCCGGTTGCCCGAACTGGAACGCCAGGGGTTAATTAAGCAAACGGGCCAGTTGGTCAAATCATTGTCAAACCGGCTGGAACGTGAATGGGCATTTCAACCACAACAAAGGTCATTTATATGAGACTGATTGAAACCATCTTTGCCTTGATTGGCTTGTGCGCCACCGTTACGGTAATGTTTTTTTATTTTGGATACACCCTTTACAACCCACCGTGCAACAGCCCGCTGGCAATCTTTGCGAGGGTTTGCAAATGAACGACGATGGAGACAACGATTTTTTTTTCGACCTGCTGAAAACAATTATTGCACTATTGCTTTTTTTAATTTTCGTTACCGTGATTGGTAGCATTGTTTGGGGGCTAATATGAAAGATGCAGAAAACGAAGCGTTTGACGACCTTGCCAAGCGGCAGGGTGATTGGGGCAGTGGCTTCCAAGCCAAACGTGCAGCGGCTGCGGATAAATTGGAAGATGAATCCGATATGTTGACCATTGCATATTTAGACGGCTATGAAAAAGGAAAAAGAACAGTTTTGGCACAGCCAGCGCAGGAGCCGATAGCCCGTGTAACTGGAATGTCTTTTGGTAGATTTATTGTTGAACCATTAAACCCCGCAATGGTTTTGCCTGTTGGCATGGCGCTTTATTCTTTACCACAAGGAAACCTTTATCCTTGCTGCGCTTTACGTACATCCGACATTCACACTTGCATACCACCAGAGGAAGAATATGATTGATTACGCAAGACCTTGCATGAACGCTGAAAAGGCGCTTAAAGACGCACATTGGGCCGTGCTGGACAATAAGTATGACTTGGCTATTACTTTAACTTTAGAGGCGCTTATTGAAGTTTCAAAAATGCATTCCGCATTAGTGCATCAAGTCAAAACACAAACAAATTAAGCTATTTTTGCGCCTTGTTGAAGTTGGGCAAGAGTCATTCCACCCGTATATTGAAAGTGCGGGTATTCTTTAAACGTCTTCCAATCACCAGCCCATTCTAAGCCGCAAGATTTGCCAATCTCGCCCACTTGTTTCCACATGGCCTGATCGTCCCATATTGCTTTTCCATTGACCAGCGGCACAACATCTAGGGCGCAGCGGTGGTTGTGCCATGATTGCCCTGCTTTGGCTCTTGTCACTATGTTGCCAGGCGTTGTGCGCCCTTGGGCGTAAAGCGCGTTTTGGCTTTCGTTGTCGCGGTAAGTGGAGGTCACCAGCAAATCAATGCCCTTGGCCTTGGCAGCATCTACAAACGCTTGTGCCCGCTGTTTAACGGGCGGGGCTAAGTCATCCAAACTGCGGGAATTGATCATTTGGCAGCAACCCCATTGATTTTTTCAGCAGTACGCATACCGCCAAGGCCAAGCATTCCCAAAAGCAAAGGCATCATTGTGCCCATGTCCATGCTTGGAAATTTGATAGGGTGACCATAGATTGCGCTTCCCCATTCAGCCAACGGGCCAATAACAAACTGGACGGCAAAGCCTGCGCCACACACCCAACCAATGCCTGGTCGCCAACCGCTGACAAACACGCTAGGGTTTGCTGCCTCTGCCTTGTTGATGTCAAGCTGGCCCGCAATCATTGCCAATTCGCCGGATTGCTGTAGCTTAAAAAGTTCTAGTTTTGCGGCAGCAGCCTGTGCCGGATCAGGCCACAGCCGATCCATGACTTTGCCACCAATGTCGAGCAGTGCAGATACGGGGTCAAGCGCCATTTGTTTCTCCTACTTTGATTTCATCCATGTGGCTACCGACCTTCAAGCCACTAAGCCATCCGATGAGTCCGCCCACAATGGTCTGAAATGCAGGGCCAATGATTTCAAAAATCTTGGTATTGTCTACTTCTTTCACAAACAACCCATGCACAAGCGCCCCGATTAGGACAACAACCACAGAGCAAAGGGTTGCGGTCACCATCATGGTCACCCAATAAATCAACCGGTCTTTAGCGTCCATCACTTTGCCCTTTCATGCAATTGCTCAATTCTTGCCCGTATTTTCATGCTGTCAGATGACCCCATAAGGGTTGGCAAATTTGCGTAAATCAATGTCAATTGCTGTTTGCTGCAAACCGGCCCTGATTCATCCAACCATTCCCATGCCTTGTTTGCGCGTTCTTTTGGATCATTGGTTGAGTACATAAGGTTTACAAACTCAGAAACGCTGCATTCACGTTTGACCGTTGCGCCATACACAAAAACGGCAATTAAAAAAATGACAAGGCCGCGCATTCATTTGTCGGCTTTTGCTTCTAGCTTGTCAAAAATGCGCTCTAAAGTCGCATCAATTTTGTCCAGGCGGCTCTCAATATCTGCCTTGCTGACGTAATTTTTGGGCAAGTCAATTTCAATGGCTTTGATGTCAGCTTTTAGGGCTTTTACCGAGTCCCATATTTCTTTACACCACCAGCCAATAGCGACCAGGATTGCGCCACCGATAAAGTTGAACATTGGCTGGAATTCCATAATCATTCGTCCGCTGGTTGTGGCGTGTTGCCTTCAGCAAGCCATTCAAGGTATTGCTGGTAATCGGTGTTATCGGGGTCAAAGGGGATGAAAGTATTGTCTGAAATACGCTGCACAACTTTAACTGTGTTATCCGCTAAATCTGGCTTTTCTAATTTATACATTTATAACTCCGCTGAAAATATTGTTGTTCCGTTTGCTGTAACAATTGTCGCATTTCCCGCAACCAAACCAGACGCAACAGTTATTGCAAGCTGAGCAGTATTTAAAAAACCTCCAGATAACGAAACAGCCGTTGAAGCTATAGTTCCACCAGTTGCAGTTGTTACAATATAGGAAGTCGCAGATGCTAATGTTGCGCTTGGCCCTGTTCTCATTGTTTGTGGGAAAACATATATTATTAAAGCTCTAGTCGTTGAATCACACTGTCCAATATAACGGGAAGTTGATGCCGGAACAAAACAATACCTTTCGCACAAAGCCAACTCAGTCACATATGGACGGTAATCAAACGATGTGGCTGTGCTGCCTTTTTCTAGCTGTACATTACCAATTGTCCATGTCAATCCAGCAGTCAATGCGCCAACAGTAAACAAAATTTGTATACCGGTAGTAGCCGCAGCGGGGACGCTAATATTTGCTGAAAAGTTGGTAACTGTTGCGCTGACTGTGAATGTTCCTGTGGCAATTTGAGTAACGGTTGGGCTTGCCAATGAACCAAACGTATCCGCAGTTGTTGTAGCGTAATAGGCAGTCCATGTAACTGTGGTCAATGTTGCAGATATAGCCAAATCTGCCGACAATGTACAAGTAGAGCCAGCTAAATCGTAAGAATTTTTTTGCTCAATGCGTTGACCAAAACCTACTGCGGTAACTGATGCCGCGCCTGTAAACCTGTATCTGTTCTGTGTGACTGATGGTGTTGTTGAACCAGCCACTTGCTGACCCGTTACGTTTGCGCCCGTGCAGTAGCCATACCACCTGTCCACGGTATAAGCCAATGCTGCCGCCGCCGTGATAGTTTGTGCTGCCCCAGCATTGCGCTGGTCAGTCACCATCGCGCCGTTGATGATGCGGTTTTTGAAGCCGTTGTAGCCCACTGTTGTGCCTGTACCGCCATTAGCTTCAAGCAATGTGCCTGTAACCCCTGTAGATAACGGCAATCCTGTTGCATTGGTCAATGTGCCGCTTTGTGGCGTTCCAAGAATAGGCGTTACCAATGTGGGGCTTGTTGCAAGGACATTGCTGCCCGTGCCGGTATTGGTGACGCTGACCAAGTTTTTAGATGCATCGGTTGCCACTGCACTTGATGCTGTCAGCGCAGAAAAGATAGGTGTTGCGCTAAATGTTGCTGCGCCAGTAACGCCCAAAGTGCCCACAACAGTGGCGTTTGTTCCAACAAACAAAGCCTTGGCAATACCTACCCCGCCAGCGGTAAAGATCGAGCCTGTAGAGCCGCTTGTGGAGTCTGTGGCAAGGCTTGAGTTGATGCCTTGTGCAAACGGGATTCGCACAGTGGTTGCCGTCTGCCCGTCTTTTGTAATTGCAGTGGATAGACCGGTGGCTAAGTCTGCGGTTAAGGCGTTGAATGCAGTGCTGCTGATAACCGTGCCGGTTATCACGGGCTGGCCTGAGGTGTTAATCTGAAATGTGCCGGAGCCGTTGTAACTCATGGTTTCACCTTTGTTGCATCATAAGTGATGGATTGTTCAACTTTTTTCTTTAGTTCGCTTTCCTTGGCAATGTCAGCGACTGTTTTTGCCAATGGAATCCGCAATGCAGCCAGCTTGTCCAATGCCCGCACAACTACGCTGCCGGTGTTGGAATAGTTGACCGTGCCAGGAATTTCAACAAGCGCATCGCGCAACGTGCCTTGCAATTCTGTAAGGGTTTCGCGGCCTTTTTTGCCAAACATATAGTCCAGCTTGCCCTCTTTGTCCAATGTCGCAAGTGTCTTGGCAAATGCGTCATAGGACAGTTTGCCGCTTGTGTTTTTATTAAGCTGGTCTTTAAGGTATTGGATGGTCTGACCTTGCAGTGCGGCATAGGCTTTTTGCCCGTCTTCGCCGCCATTTTTGAGCAACTTTGTGATTGTCCGCATTTGATCCAAATCGCCATCAAGGACAACATGGGAGAACACATCATCCAATGCCACGGCGCGGTCAGCGTAGCCGCCCTTTGTGCCCAATAGCTTGGCAACCCTGTAAGTGTCTTCATATTGCCTACCCAAGCCTGCGCGTTCTGCACGGGCGGCGCGGTAAAGATCACCACCAGCGCCTTCAGTCACATCATTGATTACGCCTTTGACTTGCCTCATAAACACATTTGATGGGTCGCCTGGCTTGCCAAGTTGTCCGGCAGCTTTGTAGAGATTTTCCAAGTCATCCACGGTTACTTTTCCACCGGTGGCTGTTTTCAACGCATCCAATTTAGCTTTGATGGAATTGATTTGAGGCACAGAAATGGCCTCGGGCGCATTGTCAGCAAGCCATTGATCCAATCTTGATGTGTCTACTATTGCTTTGGTTTCGCCCGCATCTCTAGCTTTTTGGTAGGCATCATTTACCAATTTTTGCTTTGCCTCAAATTGCTTAACCAATGCGGAATCCACAATTGCGCCAACCTTGCGTGGATTTGAAACATCAACGTCAACGCCGGTTTGGTCAATCAATTGTTCAAAACGTCCTTGGATGTCTTTCTTTTGTTGAGTCTTGAATTCTTGCAAACCTTTGGCAAGGTCAGGGCTTTGCTTAACTACATCGGATTCAAATTGTTGCTGTGCAAAATCTTGCAATTGCTGGCCTTTGGTCAGCGGAATTCCTTGGCTTAAAGCCCGTTGTTGGCGCACTAGGGCTTCATCTGCGGATGCTGCACCGCCGCCCATCATTGTGGATTTAGGCGTTAAAAGAGCCGCCATGCGTTGCTGAGTAGCCGCCACAGTGGGAACCACCGCCATCCGCATTTGGCCTACCGCCGCCGGTGCAAGAGCCGTCAATGCGCTGCCCGTTGCGCCAAGGGTTGGCGGTACTGCGCTAAGAGCCTTTGCCATGCCGCCTAGAACGTCCTGTGCCGTTTCTGTGCGCGGTTGGTAAGTATTGCGCTCTTGAAATGCTTGCGCTTCACGTTGGCCTATTTGTACGCCTTCGGGCGTTCCATACTTGCCGCTGGTGATGCCTTTGTAAAGGCCATAAGGCACGGCTGCTGCGCTTGATACCAACCCCGTTGCCATTGTTGCAGGGACTTCCAAAACAGCGCCAAGCCTGTCCATGATGCTTGGCTGGGCTTTGGGCAATGTGATGGTTTTTTCGCTGCCAGGCAATTGCGATCCAACAATGTCAAGCTGTTGGAAAAACTGCGGTCTTGGAATGTCGGAATAGAATTTTTGATGCAGCGAATCAGCCAGTTCAACGTCCGGCATATCGTTGTATTGGGGATATTTTGTGCGAAATTCAGCAAGTGTTGCCATTAACGTCTCCGCAGCATAAGTGGGTCGCTACCTTGCGCCGGTGCGCCGGATGGCCCGTAATTTATTTTGCGCCCGTAAGAAGTTTCAAGGTTGGATTTTGCTCTGCTAAGAATGTCATCCAAAACCTTGACTTGTTCGCCAAATGCTTCTTTGCTATGCATCATTCCCGAGATCGATGCAGGATTTGTGATCTGCGCCTCAACAATGCTCATGTCCGGCCCTGCTAATGCGCCCAATTGGTACGCATCTTTTACACCCATCAAAAGGGCGTTGTACTTAGCTTGCATACGGGCCGTATCAGACCCAACCGGCAATGGAATTTCAATCCCTTGAGATGGAATCAAAGGTATTTTGGTCGGAAAAACAGTAAGGTTTTTTGCTAGTTCGTTTTTGTAATCGGTCAAATACCCTTCAAAGTCTTTCAGCTTTTGTTCTTTAGCTGAAAACGCCGCAGGATCATTGACGGGTTTAGGCGCAACGGCTTCCCTTGCCGCTTTATCGGCCTCTGCGCGGGCAATTGCCATGCGTGTGTCGTAAGCGCGTGGGCTTTCTCCTGGTTGGCGCGGCAATGATGCACTTGCAATTGCAGCAGGGGCAACCGCACCAGCTTTCATTGTTTGCATTGCGGCAACCAATGGATCAGGCGCAGGCGCAGATGCCGCAGTCTGTGGCATTACAACCGGCTGAACAGAGCGCGGTTTAGTCGCTGGCGCTGCAGGTGCAGGCAGTCCTAACGCTTCTTCAAAACTAAAAGTTGCCATGCTGCCCTCTTATTGTACAAATTGACCTAATGCCGCATCCCACCTAGCAGGGCCATTGCGCGTTTGGTATGTTTGCCCATTGACTAATTGATTTTTATTGCTAGGCATTTGCAATGCCGCGCTTGCTGGCGCGGCGGGCGCAGATGACCCGCTTGGCAAAGTTGTCAAATTAGACAATGATGGCGTAAGGTCTTTAACACTAAATCCTGGTACACCTTCGTAAGCAAGTTTTGCAGCAGCTTCTGCAATCCTAACCCTAAGTTCTGCAAATTTTGCAGGCGTAATGCCGCCGGATTGATTGATAAGGTTGTCGCGAATAACACCAGCAATTCTTGGATCGCTTTCCCAACCTGGTTTCAATTGACCAGCTTGAGCCATTTCAAGCAACAAACCTGTGTATTGCTGAGGAATGTCTCCCAATTTAGCAAGTTCAGTTTTGTCAACATAGCGGGTAACAGGCCGACCATTTGCGTCGTTTGTTTCAATTTTTTCAAGGTTGTTGCGAATTGGCCCTTTGTCTTGAGCATTAGCTAAACGATCTTTTGCTGGCAAACTTAGGTCAACAATAACCACCCGTCCATTGTTTTCAATTTCGCTGTAATGCGGCGGCGTTTTAACGGCTTCTTTTGCAATTGCGCCAGCTTGACGTTTTGCAGCATCAGCAACATTGAAATCTTCGTAAAACACTTGGTTGCCTCGGGTAACTTCTTTCCAATTGGATTTTTCGCCTGCCGGTGGATTGGCTCCGGCTTTAAATGATGCATCTTTATCCGCAGCATTCAAGTCATACCAACCAAATTGTGTTGTTCCATTTACGTCTTTTTGGCCTACAACCCAATGCGGCGTAGCTGCTTTCACTTCGGTTGGTTTTGCACCAGCAACAAAAGAGGCTGCTTTGTCTGCGGCGTTTAAGTTAATCCAACCAGCCACAGGTTTTCCACCAACTTCTTGGGTTGTTGCTTCCCAATGTGGTGCAAGTTTTTCAGCTTTTGTTGTTCCCGTAACCAATGGCGTAAGCGGGCCACCTTTGCCGGTTTGCGTATATAAACTTTCTCCAGGGCCAAGTTTGACTTGATTTGGCTCAAATTGCTGCAAATACTTAGCCATCGCCAATTGCTTGACTTCGGGAATGTCAATTCCTTGCAGCGTCTCAGGGCTGATATAGCCAGCGGGCACGGCGGGACGTGCAGGAATTGCAACTTGGCCTGGCACAGCTTCTTTGCCTGCCACGGCGGGAGAAACTTCGTATTGCCCAACTTCTCGCGGCATTCCATAACCGCCAAAACTTTTTTCAATTTGAGGAGCCATTTTTGCTGGTTGGGCTGGAATAGCTTCTTGGCCTGGCACGGCTTCTTGTCCGGCAAATGCTTCTTGTGCAGGCGCAGAGATTGCCCGTGCCAAATTGCCAAATTGCGTGTTGTAATTTGTGCGGTATTCGTTTTGCAAATTGGCGTAATCTTGCCGAGCTTTTTTCTCTTGATATGAACCAAGACCAGCTTCTAAGATTTTTGCCAATCCAGCATAAGGACTGATTGCAACGCCTGGCGTTGTGGGCATTTGCAAAACTTGCGATCCTGATTCTTGCAATGCTTGCGCCATGCGTTGCCGCCGCGCAATTTCTTCCGCTTGTTGCGAATAAGGATCAATCAAGCTGACTGTTGCCATTTATAGCTCCTTACGCAAATGCATATTTAGCGGCTGCGCCACCCAAGCTGTACAGCCCTGCGGTGTTTGCATTTTGAGTAGCCACTTGTTGGTTATAAGTGTTTTGATCGGCTTGACCTTTTGCTTGGGTAGCTGCAAAAATAGGCGTTGTTGCCACATTTGTGCCTTGGTAAGCGCCAAATTGCGGGTTTTGAATCTGACTTCCAGACATCAATGCGGTGATTTCATTCAATGGCATTTGACGTTGTTGGATGGCTTCTGCAAGCGCCTGCTGTTGCGCGGTATTGCCAAACTGTGCGCCTTGTAGGGCTTGGTTGTAGCCTTGAGCATTTGCGCCAATATCGACGTTTATGCCTTGCAATGCTGCTTGTGTGCGGGCATCGTTTTCTTGTTGTCCCAATAGTTGAATGGCGTTATCGTAAGCCTCTGTGCCAGGCCGCAATCCTTGGTTGATAAGGTTGGTTTCTGTAGATGTGCGTTGCTTTTGCAAAGATGGGTCAAGGCGCGACATAATGGCCTGTTGCGCCGTTGTTCCAGCGTTGACCGGCATCTTGGCAATGTTGCTTAAATCTAGTGAAGTTTGAACAGCAGGGCCACCAAAATTAAAAGATTTGTCAAGAACATTGCTTGCAAGTCCTGCGCCTTTGCCGCCAAGTGCAGCTAATTGATATTGGACGTTTTGCTGTTCATTTAACGTCTTTTGCGCTTGCGGAGTTAATGACTGTGTAATGGTCGGCTGATCACCTTCATACGACACCAATTGATTGCCATAAGGCGTGTACATATTGGGGTTGTTCAGCTTAGATTGAACACGCGCCGTTTCGACGTTTGCAACGCCTTGCTCTTTTGCAGCGCCAGCGTAATCAGGTGCTGGTGGCGCTGCTGGTGCACTTTTTCCCATATCGATTCTCCAAATATTTGCATCGTTCCTTCGGCATGGTAAAGATCACCATATCGCCGTCTGGCATCGCATTGTTGATCCGCGCTTCTTCTTGAAAGCCCATTTTTTCAACAAATCTGATGCTTGTAAGGTTTGCGCTGCTGACCGGCACAATGATTTTGCCGACCTTGCAAACATTAAACGGGTAGTCAAAAATGGCAAACAGATAGGCCGGGATCATTCTGCCGGTGACCGCAATGTGGCAAGTGATTGACTTGCCATGCCAGTTTTCGTAGATGACACCGGCGACAAATTCGCCGTCTTTCTTCAACCCGATAGACTGGCTGCGCTTTTGAAAGTAACCACCATCAACCTTTTTTGCAGTCCAATGTCCTGCCGAATGGTCTGAAGTGATCTCAAAGGACACCACCAGCCTCAAACACCAAGTCGGTTGCGACCCATTGCAATTCTATACCCTGAGTAGCGGTGTTTAACGTGGGCGCAAAAGAATATCCGATGCCCGTTGTACCTTGCCAATCAGCCGTAGGGGACAACCCGCCGCCCCAATAAGACGAATCCCACAAAGCGTTATCCCATGTTGCGTATTGGGACGGGGAAAAAGTCAGCTGGGCGTTTTGATCGGCAAGGTTGTAATCGACGTTCACATTGCCAAAAATTGCTGGCGTTCCATTGCTCAACAAATGATAACGAATCATCTTGCATTGTTTTTGGGTTGCCGACCCATAGTTTTGAAAACTTTGCAAAGCAAAACCGTTGATGTTGGATGTGTCATCCACCGTGCCCTGCCAAGCTAATGCAACGTAACCATCACCACCAAAATAAGGGTCATCTTTCCAAATTTCCCAACAATTGGCACTCCAGCCGGTAAAATTGCACCAGCTTTTAGTGATAGTATTCATCACATATTGTTGCTCTTGCCCTGTGGCAATGGGCACATTTAAGATCAGTTGGTTTTCTTTAGGGTAGTAAAGCAAACTCCATCCAAAATTTGCCCCGTAAGAACTGACCGCCTGGCTTACCGCATATTGAATTTTATTGGTAATGGACACCCGAGGATCAAGACGCGACGATTGCAAACTGCCGGACATTGGCATTACCCCATCTTGGGTAATTAGCAACAAATCGCCGCCGTACTTGATCCAGCAGCGCCGCCCAATAGGTGCGCCAATTTGCCAAATGCCAATCATGGAAATGCCGCTTGGCGTTGTAGGGTCGGTTAACCGCCATACCACCACTTCGCCATTGCTCGTAATGAACGCAAGGTAATCGTCCACACCGTAGCCCGCATCTAGCGTCCATGTCATGCCTGCCATGATGTAGCCGCCCAATTGGACAAGGCTGGTCATATCTAGCGCAGTTGCCGCGCCGCCAATGCTATTGATGGGCAAATACCATGCCTTTAACGACCCGTTTTCGACCAACCAAACACGGTTTTTGAACAATGTGATGTTTGCACAATTTGCACTGTCTACGCCAGTAATGTTGTAAGGCGACCCGTCACCGTCTTTGTGCCATGCAGAGCCGTCATATGTACGCAGCTTGTCCGCACCATTGACGCACATCAAATACGAACCGCCTGTGGTTGTAATGTTGATGTATTGCCATTTAGCGTTTGTTAAACCAGTTACCGAAGCCGCACCAACTGCACCGCCCGCAGTGACATCGTAGATTGAATCTACGGCAACCGCAAATAGCTTATTGGACGTTCCCGAACTGTAAGCAAATAGACTTTGCACCACTCCGGTAATGCCGGTGGCATACTTGGTGTAGCCGTTTCGCAAAATGACCGCATTTGTGCCAGGCCAAAAGTTTGTCAGCGTGACCGCATCCATTGGCTCCATTGCGCCCAATGCATCGCGAGCATTCCACCCGCCAAGGGGCGCGGCTACAGATACCGTTTGGCTACGTTGGGTTGATGGCGTTCTGCCAAATGATGCAAGCATTAGTTTTTGCTTTTTCTTGGCTCGGGCTTTGCAGTTTTTGCAGATTCCTTGAAAGCCTTGGCGGTAGGTGCGCCCTCTGTGCCAGGCTTACGCATCTTCTCGCCTGATCCTGCGGCTATCCTAGCCCTCTTTGCTTGGATGTTGGCATAAAGTCCATCTAGCTTCATATGATCTCCTATTGTGCGGGCCAATTGCCGTCTTGAACACTCCAAGGGCCAACCAGCGGATTCATGCCAATTGGGGCAAGAGATTGCGCCGGTACAGGCACATCTTGCGCCTTGGTGTAACTTAACGCTCGCATAAATTCGCCCAATTCCACGGAATAATCTAGCTTTTTAGCTTTGAGAAAATAGAATTTCAAACCCGCCAGCATAAGGTCATCGGGAAAAACCGTTGTGTCGGTGTCAAGGGTAAACGCGCTTTTGTCGCCTGCCGTTGCCGCTGCGCTCATCACCCAATAATTGCTGACGTACTCAAACGCAAATGTGTAGATGCTTGTCAGGGCTTGAAAAATTCGCAGGCGGTTGTTGTATATGCGATAGCGTTCCCGTGGGCCAACTGAGATGATGCCGCCTTGCAGCCATTGCCATTCTTGGCTGGTTTTCGTTCCAAGGTTACGCCAATGGTTTGTGCGATCCCAATTTGTGTCCGAAATCATGCGGTCAAAGTCGGTTGGCATCGCATAGTCTTGCTTGGCAAACGTCATAGAAACCGCCGCCGTGGAAGTTGCAACCGGCGTGTTTAACGTAACTTGAGTTCCCGAATCAATGGTCAAAATCTCAGCGTATGGAGCCTGGCCTGTGCCGGTGACCACATTGCCCACTTCCAAAGCGGCAGTAGACGGGATTGCCGTGATGACTTTTGAGCCTGCCGTGATTGTGCCGGTGGTGCTGATTCCGGCGGTTGTCTGCAAGACATAAGCCTTAACAAGCCTTTGCCATTCAAATTCGCGCACCAAGTCCTTGCCTAGCCGTTGCGCCAAAGCCAAAAATTGAGTGCTTTGATTGTTGGTGGAGCCAATTACTACCGTTGGTTGGGACAAGCCCAGTTCGCCTGAAACTTGGTCAACCAGTTGCAGTAATGTGTAAGCCATTTATTCCACCAGTTCTTTGCGAGGTCTGCCAGCCTTCTTGGTTGTCAATTCCTCAATCATGGCACGAAGTGCAGCCATTTCAACCTCTTGGGCCTTCAATTTTTCATCAGTCTCAGCGCGGATTTTGTCCATCAGTTGGCTATCTTGCGCTGCGCCAATGAATGCGTTAGCTTTGGCTCGAAGTTCGTTAAACCCCATAATCTTGTTGCCTGCGGAGTCAGGCAGCTTGGCAAACTGGTCAATCGTGAAGATGTTGAGCGCCCGAAATTCAGCTTTTTGCGTGTCGCTAATTGCTGCCCATGCCTCAATCGGAGTGCCATCGGATTTTTGCTCTTTCTTTTGCTCAAACCGCGCCCACTCAATTGGATATTCTTCCATGTCGGTTTCGCGCATTGGGCGGTCAACCACCAGCGTGGAATCGCCTGGAACCAGCTTCTTCAAATAGATGCGTTCCTCAAAAATTGGGCGCTTTTCCAAGTCCGATTTGTAATTGTTTTTGATTTGCACAGCATGGAAAAACACCGCCATCTTGCCTCGGTTGTCTTCCATAAAACTTTCATTTGTCCATCCAGCCGTTTCGTTCTTCATGCCATTTCCTTTAGTTGAAGTGCCGTTTCTTGCATAAGCCCGTCACCGAAAAATGCGATCTCCGCATCCTGAGTTGTGATGAATTGTTCCATCTCAATCGCCGCCTGTAGCATTTGCTTTGTGGTCTGAAATACTCGATTTCCAGCTTTCACCATAATTTTAGCTTGTTCTTTGCCCAAATGCGCCGCAGCATGGCGGTCAGTCGTAAATGAGCAATCCATGCCGTGGATGTTAAACCGCCGGTAGCCAAGCGCCGCCATGACGTTCATCGCCCGCTGACCGACTGAACTGCCGCCGCCAATCATGCTGTTTGCGCCCTCGGGATGGTTTTGCATAACCCAAGCCACGGTTTCTAGGTCATCGCCGTTGATCAGATGCCACAACCGCACTTGTCGGCCCTTCAGCACTTCCCAATATTTTGGGTGGCAAACGGTAGCCATCAGGTAAATGGTCTTGGCCTGCGGGTTTTGCAGCATCCGCGCCTTGTGTTCCCTTGGGTCGCAGTCCACATGGAAATCCGGCACGATTCCGCGCCTAACAAGGTAGTCATGTGCACCCGACACCGTGACAATAGGCCGCTTTATTAGCTTCCATGTGTCCGCAAGGCTTGGGCCATAGCAGACAATGGATGCCCATTTGTCATTAAATTTGGGCCTTTTTTTGAGCATTTGCCCATGTGCCTGCGACATTTGGGCATGGCGCTCGGAGTTACTCAGGACACCTTGTAGCATTCAATCCTCATGTCTCGGAACGGGAAATGATAGCGCGGGTCAAAGAATTCGATGCGCTCCATGCCAACCGATTGCAGCATATCGCGCAGCGGGTTTTGAAACCAGCCCCACCGGTGGCACATGGCAGGGTCTTTGTGTTTGGGGTCGCCCCATAGCGCATAGGTGACCATAAACGGTTGCAAAGGCTCTTTATGCACCACGCAATTGTGGATGTAGGCAAATACTTTGTCCATGCACGGCAGTTCAAGGATCATCTTGCCGCCTGGCTTGAGAACACGCATCCATTCGGTCAGCAAGGCGTGTACTTCCCATTCGTAGAAATGCTCCAGCACATGAATGGCGGCAACCGCATCGGCTGAGTTGCTGGCAAGTTCCAGCTTACGCAAGTCGCATTTGATGTCCGATGTTTTGGAATACAGGTCTACGTTTACCCAGCCGTTCCAATGCTTTTTTCCGCATCCAAGGTTGTAGGCCGTTTCGTAATCGTCTTCCATGCATCGATCACTATTTGCGGCGAGTATTTTTCCATCACGAATTGTTGCGCCGCCAAGATATTGCTTGACACGTTCTTCTGTGTTGTCCATTCAATGCCCTCTTTGATGTTGCCAATCCAAATGCCAGGAAAACCCTCCAATGCTGGATGCGGCTCTGCGACTACAAAACACCCTTGACGGGTTGCCTCAATTGCCCGATTTGGGCTTTTGTAGGTATCGGTGGCGGGGATCACCACAATGTCAGCGCGGGCAAATTCTTCCAACATGGTTTCATGCGACCAAGGAATTGCCCCGCCAAAGTTGGACACCACCCGCAGCGGGTAATGCTCAATGTCCGGCAAAATGCGCTGTAGGCTTTGCTTGTTGACGGCGTGCCCATACCACAGCAGATTCACGCCGTTGCAATGTGGCGGCATCTGATCGTATTCAAACGGGTCGGGAATGACCACGGCATCTTTGCCCAATGCTTTGATACGCTTTGCCATTTCTTGGGTCGGACAAATCACCACATCGGCAATCCGCAGCGCCTCGGCGTAGTGCGTCCAATCAAAATGGTCATCGCAAAAATCCACAATGACCCGTGCGCCACGCGCCTTGGCCCGCGCCATTTCCATCAGTTCATGCGCTTGAGGCTTGGCAAATACCAATGTGCCTGCGGTCAAGTCATTGAGGCTTGCCCATGTGCCTGCCGGTATTTTTGCGCGGTAACGCCAGCTTGCAGACCAAACATCGCCAAAGTGAATGAACGAAACCCGATCATTTTGCTGCGCTTGGGTATTGATGATGCCGCCTAATTCCATCATGTTTTCTGCCCTTTTGCGGATGATGGCTTGGATCAGTCCATGCCCATGACCGTTGAACACCGCATCCGGTAGGTAGTCGTAATATGTTTGGAAATGCTCGGCCTGCAAAGCCATTGCCGTGTTGCAATAGAAAGTTTCGCCATCAGGGTCGATCCTGACTTCAATCAAGCTGTCGCCGTCTTTTAGGCCATCACCATTGACACGCAGCATTTCGCCATCATTGCAAGAATCGTAGCCAAACAATTCAAATTGTCGCCAGCCAAGAACATAAAACAACGACATGGCCCGCAGGCCGGAAGTTGTACCGCCGCCAATCAGCATAGAGTTTTTGGGGCGGT